ACCGTGCTACCAAACAATGAGGAAGTAAACATTCCCAAAAGATTGGTGGCCTGTGCTTTTAATTGAATCGCAATCATGTCTTGAATGACGCTGCGGGCAAAGTCTTTAAACGACAACTTGCCAGTGCGGACAAAGTTATCAATGGCGCTGTTCATGCTTTGGAAAACAGAATCAAACGCTTGTTTGCCCATATCTAAGTTGGTTGGCATATCGCGCAAGGCTTTGTCCATCTGAGCAATGAAGCCACCTTTAAACGTTCCTTCACGCGCTGCTTTAACAATGTCTGCCCGTTTCTGGGCGAGGTCAACTGTTTTGTTCATCAAGTCAAATTCGCGCTCCATTGCGGCTTCTTTGTCTGTCCACGCCATAGCTTCATTGTCTTTAATGGCTTGCACGGCATCTGCATATTTGTTCTGTGCGTTGAGAATGTCCCGTTGCAATTGCAGGTCTTCAGCGCGAAGATTGACGCCGTATTGTTCCAAGCGGAATAGTTCCTGAGCGCGATCAAGGTCACGGCTTTGGATTTCTTGGGCAATCATCATTTGCTCATTGGCTTTGACGTAGTTGTCCGTCATTTGACCCGTAGCTACAACGCCATCGTCAAACTGTTGATTAAGAACTTCCTGCCCTTTTTGCTCAAGGCTCATTTGTTCTTTCACCAAACGTATAAATTCACGTTCAGCTTCATCAGCTTCTTTTTCACGGTCACGCCGTTCTTTATCCAGCATTGCTTGCGCTTTGCGGGTTTCATCTACATCACCAACAACTTTTCTTACTGGGCCACCAGCTTTAAATTTGCGAGGGTCATCAAATCCAGAGCCGCGAGTATTTGGAGCCGTCCCCATAACTCTTGCTTGGTATTCATCCAGTTCTTTTCTTGTTTGCGCGCTAGATGATTTGTATTGTTCTGCATGAGCAACGGCAGCCCCATATCCTTGAGTTGCAAGAATTTGAGTATTTTGAATAATAAAACCAATTTCTTTGGCAATTCCTCTAAAAACAAATAAAACATCACTGCCAAAAACAGCAGCATTTTTAAATGCGTTAGATAAAGTTTTGCCCAAACTATCAGCATCGCCCGTCATGCTTTTAAGATAAAGTCCAGTTGTTACTAATGTTGGGCCAAGTTCTGAAGCCATCATTAACATGGTGTCTCGACCATATTGTTCCAGCATATCAAATGCGTTAGCGGCATCTTGTAAAGCCTTGGCTTGTTCCGTTGTGGCTCCTGCGCCATTTTCCATGCCATCAGCAAGACCAACAAAATCCACGCCTTTGGCTGCCTTACCAAACATATCCATTGCCATCGCGTTGCGCGTTAGCGGGTCTTGGATTTGAGATAAACCTTGAGCTGCCTTACCAAACAAATCTTCAGTTGAAAGACTAGCAATATCATTTAATGAAATGCCAACTTTGGAAAATGCTTTTTGAGCATCGCCAGAACCTTTAGCCGCTGTGTCTACAAAGTTGGTAAAAGAAGCAAGTAGCTTTCCAGCGTCATCAGCTTTTCCACCAGCCGCGCCAAAAGCATTGCTAAGTTTAAGAATTGAATCTACAGAAACATCATTGGCTTTGGCAACGTCTGCGATGCTGTCTGCATACGCCATTGCCTGATAGGTTAAAGCAACAAAAGCAGTAGCGCCAATTTTTCCGTAAGTAACAGAATCTTTGGCAAATTTATCTAATTTTTTGTTTGCGCTATCAATGCCTTTGGTAAATTCTGCGCTATCCAAACCAAGCAAGACACCCAATCGGGCGATCATATTAGCCATTTGTCACTCCAAACGCTGATGCGTCAAAGCCCGGAGCTTGGCTCAAGAAAGAAAGCAGGTTGTTGTTTACCGCTTCCACCTTTTGCACTTCAGTCTCAGGCGGGTAAATGTATTCATAAACGGGGCCGATAATGTCTTGTAATTTATATGCTGGCGCTGTCGTTGGCCTGATGTAGTTAAACACTCCAGCCGTCAATTTTCCAATGCTTGCAATGATTGCTTGGTTGCCTAACAAACCATCAGCATACATTGTCTGCATTTGATACATCGTTACATCATCAAGTGACGCTATTGATTCCGGGGTATGCCCGTTGAAGATCATGGAGCATTCCACTTGCTTCCTCAACGAGCCGATCAGTTTTTTCTTGATTCCTTGTAAGTCGGGGAAATCACTTCACCAATTTTTTCCACCAATGCCAACTGCACCGGAAGGGGCCACTCAGATTCTACGTCTGCATAAGTCAAACCGTCCAAAGAATTTTCTGGATTCTCAGGTACCAAAAGTTTGATGTATTCAACAATGCGGGTCTCAACAATAACTTTGCTTTTGGCAGCTTCACGCATAGAGCGACCAGAAACAATAATGTCTGTATCAGTAAACTGGAATTCTTCTGAGGCCTGTTCTTTAAAGCGAATCAATGGCTCAGTAAGTTGTGCATAAATCTCATTAATTCGTTCTTCAGGCGGTGAGGTAATGAGGTTATAAATTCGGTCTGAATCAATAATCAAAGGAATTTTTACTTTGAAAGTGTGACCGCCAAGTTCAAAAGAACGGGTCAACATTTCTTGCCGGTGAGATTGATATTTTTCACCAAAGGCTGATGCTAGTCTTGTCATTTATTTTTCATCCTGAATTGTTGTATACGTCTTGCCAAAATCTGAGAAAGATTGTTAACCACTGATTGCGCGCTTGATTCTAACGCTGGCCTCAAATATGGTTGAGCCGGAATCTTAGCTGTTCCAAACTCTTGAGCAATTGCCCTAGCATCGCTTTTAATGCCCATCTTGGCTAATTTCTTACCTGATGCTGTTGTTACAGATGCAATCACAGTATCGGTTTGTGTAATATATTTGGAAGCACGATCTCTGCGCGTTGGTCGTCTAGCCTCAACTTGAAGCGATCTCATCAAACCACCAGTGTCTTCTGGCGCCTTTTGTCTTGCCATCAATAAAACAGGCTTCATTGCCTCACGAACGGCTGGAACTAATACTTTGCTTTGCGCTTTCTTATCGCCAAACTCTTGCTCAAGTTCTTTAAGCGCTTGCTCTACAGAACCAATGCCTTCAAGTTTGATTGATACGCCGCCCATTATTTACCTGCAATGATTCGTTGGTAGATTACAGCGTTAAGATTTAAGGCGTATTCAACAACTTCAGAAGGCGTCATTGTGTTGGCGTGATTCTTGGCAATGTCGTGAGCCAATGCAATAGCCGTCATGCGTTGCTGAGAAAACCCAAACCAGTCTTTACGGGCTTCTGATTGGGTTACCAGAAAACTAAGCAAATCTGTTGTATTTTGTATTGTTGTATTTTGCATTATTTTAGAGTCAGTTGATATAAAGTACCGTCAATTAGAGACACGATCTCGTCCGTAATGTTTTGCAGTTCGGAATCTTGAGGGAATCCGGCTTGTGAACGCAATTCTGCAACTTCATCTTGTAGATACGTGAGGTAATCCACTGCATTAGTTGGAAGTTCAAAGCCAGCCAGATAAACAACGCGAGTTTTGTACTTACCTTGGTAGGCTTCTACGAATGAATCAAGCAGGTCGCCAACAGCGTTATAAAACGCTTCTAAGGCTTTATGTTCAGCAAAGCTAAACGTTGCCAGATGGAGCATATGAGTTCCTGTAATGCTGTGAAGCACACAAGTGGCAAATTCACCAACTGGATTTTCTTCTACTTGTTCAACGCTGAATTTCATGGCGCTGCCTTGCTAGTAACATCAGATTTCACCACTGAGGCAACCACAGGGTTGTACTTAGCCAACGCACGCAATGCCACGCCTTCAGCAGAATCTTCTACTTCTAACTCAGCCAAGGCGGTAGCTACCTCATCAGCATCAACCGTGGAAGATTGGGCGATAACGTCCAAACTCCCATAAGTTGACATCAGCGCATCCAGTGCTTGCTGAAGGCTTGCCATTATGTGTTGCTCCAACCGTACTGGTTACCGCGAGGATGCACGGTGAAAGTACATTTAGATTCAGCGCCCGGAGATGGGTCAATCTGGAACTGAGAAACCCGACCATTGAAGGCGTAAGCAATAGTAGAAGCACCATCAACCGCCGCCACCACAAAGGTACGGTCAATCACGCCACTTGCAGCGTCACCACGAATCAGCAACAGACCGGCATCCGAAGGATTCCAAGCTGCTGTAATGGTCATGCTGGTGGGTGCTGATTGAACGGGAATCTTGTCCGACTGACGCGAACCTGCCACGCTGAAAGATGCCACGGCATCGTCTTGCCCAAAGGCTGGTACTGCTTCCACGTTTAGTGCGGTTCCTGCTGCGCCTGTGCCATTGGCTACTGTGCCAACGATGGTTGCAACTTGAGCCGTCCACACGGAAAGATTGGCGGTTGTCAGTGCGGTAGGTGTTGCGCCGCTTTGCATCCACATTGATGCACTAAAACCGGGTAGAACTTTTGCTGGTGCTGCCATTTTGGATTCTCCTAATTATGCGTTGTTAGACCAGCCGTACAAATTGCCGCGAGGATTTACGGTAAATGTACATTTGGCTTCTGCGCCGGGTGCTGGGTCAATTTGGAATTGCGAAACGCGACCAATGAAGGAGTAGTAAATGATGTTGGTGCCATCGGTAGCAGCTACCACAAAGGTACGGTCTACAGTGCCGCTATAGGCATCACCACGCAACAGAAGAATCACGGCATCAGAAGGATTCCAAGCAGCGGTAATTGTCATGCTCGTAGGGGCAGACTGCACAGGGATTTTGTCAGATTGACGCGAACCAGCTACAGAGAACGAGGCCACTGCATCATCTTGACCGAAAGCAGGAATTGCTTCAATGTTCATGATGTTGCCAGCAATGGCAATTGGCGAAACGCTGGCGACCAGAGACAACTGAGCAAGTGTCAAAGGTGTGGGCGAAGCTAGGGGCTGGGCATACATCGTTGCCGAGAAACCGGGTAGAACTTTATTTGGAATAGCCATTTTTCATCCTTCAAAAAAAAATATGGTTTACTGTTTTATGTTGGAATATCCAATGTGCAATCCAAGAAGATTTGCGCCAACTTGTTTTCATTGTCGTAGCTGTTATACAACCACTGAACATCTGCTTTTGCAATCCAGAACCCATCAGTTGGGCCACCAAATAAGCCGCTAAAGCCATGAAGTGATTGCAGAATCTGATTAGATATTGTAAATCCATCTTCAATGTTCTGGGTAAAAATTGAAATTTGGATTACTGGCGTATCAATGCCTTTATTCGCTTGGTTGTTTCCCGTGTAAACCGGCTGGTGAACATTGCGAAGCATCCAAGTAATGAACTTAGGTTGGCTGGCAAAGTTACGGTTAAAAGCCGCATATACAGGGACAGGCGTAACAATGCTTGCCAACTGGTATTGAATAGCTTTTGCATATTGGACAGGATTTTGTTGTGTTGCCATTAGACAGCCGTTACAGGGTCATTGCGTACACAAAGGAATTTGACGTTCATACGATCATCAGACTCCCGCACATTATCAATTCGCCAATCGAAACCGCGCCAAGTAATGGAATAAAGATTTTGGTCATTTACCATTGTTCTTGTGTTTGGCGTGTAGTTCAAAGTGAATTCAACAATATCAGAATAGACCCGGTACTTGTCTGCAATCCTGACACTATTTGCCACGGAATGAACACGAGCGCGAGTAATAAACCAAAGTGTTTGAGTCGTGCTTTGCTCACCAAAGGCCGATAGACCAAAGGTGAGATTGTTTACCGTGATGTTTTCAAACCGTGCGATTGCCATTTACATTACCAAAGGTTTGTAACTGCGAAGCAGTGTGGCTACACCAAAAGGAATGTTCTCCAGCTTCTTCTCTACCGTATCGCTGCGGTTATTGTAAAGATGCGTGAGCAACAACAAGCCAGCCTGTTTAATCACCGCATAAGAAGCCAACGGGTTGGCGACTGTTGAATAATCAATGTAGATTGGCGCTGTCATTGTGGAATTAATCTCTGTCGGCAATGTGCTGACAATGACTTTGTTTCCAGACGGGTCGTAAAAATACTGGTCTACAGCAACCGTTACCGATACAGGCGGGAAGTTGTCATTCCAATATTTAACAGATGTAATGGTTACACCGGCCAAAGTTGGGTTGATGTTCTGGCTCACTTCTGGCAAATCAAACGAGATAGGCGAAGCTGCAAGGCTCTCCAAACCGTACCAGACGCGATAAGACACCGGGAATATAGATAGCCCTAGGTAATCTTCAATCGCTTGCCTTACAGCCACTTCTAGGCCCAGCAAATAGGCATCTTGGCTTTCGTCATCAAACAGGTTTAATTGATTGGTGATTTCTGCCAGTGTCAGCCAAGGCGTTGCGTTGTCACGCCCAATCTGCTCAACCTTTGAATAGTTAAACGGATTGCGTGTCGCTGCCCCGAAGGGCAGACCAGCCAAGACATCAGTTACAGCCATGATTAAGTCTCAATCAGACGGACACCGGCAAACGGGTCACGCACAGAACTCACCATACGCTTTTCCGCAAACAGGGTCACAAAACCGGGGGCCGATTGTTCCATTGCTTGCACGGTCATTTCCTCAACATCAACGATATTAAGGAATCGGGGCCAGTTGGCAAGATACACAGGAATTGCACCAACGGTTCCAGTTGCATCAAGGTATGGGTTTGGAATCACAGGGAAGCCAAGTATGTTAACGGCTGGGCCTTCACCCAATTCACCAGTTTCAACCAATGAATAACCACCAGAACCGTGAGCATATTGACGAATCGCGGAAATGTAGGTGGGGTGCATTTGCCATGCAGTACCCGGCATATTCCAATATTGTGCTGGCAATGCTTCAGCCATTTCAGCCAAAGATTCATAATCAACCGAAGTATGGTTGTGTCCAACAGTTGCCAAGGTGTGTAGGCCATTGGTAATCGCTGTGCCTGAAGTACCAAAAGCAGCAACAGCACCAGCAGCGCCGGGGTAGCTATTTAGGCCACGCAGTCCGTCAGTTCCGCCAGTTGTTGTTGTGGTCGTTCCGGCTTGGTCATCATTCAGACCCATTGAAGCGCCTTCAATAGCCGCAAATTCCATCATTAAGTCTTCAACAATTTCTGATTCAAGACCGTTTACGTCAGACAGAACTGCGCTACGAATAGGCAATTGAGCCGTAATCACGCGAGTCGGAATTTGCCAGATAGAGGTATTGGTGCCGGGTGTGCCAGAGTTTGGGGTGAACGTGTAGCCCCAAGGATTTGTTTGGTTTGCTGCATTACCAGTCTTTGCCACAAATTGGGCACTGGAGCCGCCAGCTTTTGTTTGTCGGGCATAAAGCCGGAATGGATTTGCATAACGCAAGGCTGCAAAAGCATTATCAAAATAGGTCTTGCCACCTTTGCCATCACCACTTCCTGTCAGTGACGATTGTTCGCGCAAATCAATTTTGACCTGTTCGCCAGTTTCCAAAGTTTGCTTAATGCCGTCTAGGATTTTTTCGGTAATGGTCTTCATTTGTTGTCCAAGTAAGTTGCAAAACTGGAAGGGGCCGAAGCCCCCTCCATCATGCCATTAGGCAGCAGCAGTGCCAGTCGAGCGGTAGCGAATCAGGGCGTTAGGGTCACGCACCGAAGTAGCCAAACGTTTCTCACCGAAGAAGGTGATGTAACCGGGCAGGGTCTGGTCATAACGGCGCATAACCATGTTCAGGCGGTCGATAATCGTGTGGCCACGAGTCCAGTCGCCGAAGTACATTGGATACTTGCTCACAGTACCAGCCGCGCCGGTAGCCAGTTGGCTTGGTGCATCGAGGTACTTGTTCATCACCACATCAAAGCCCAGCAATTGACCAATGATACCGTTGGGGTTCAGAGATTCAGTGGAATTGAAAATCGGACGACCATTGGTATCTTGCAGACCACGGATGGCTTGAGCAAGGATTGGGCTGACCATGAACTTGGTGCTTTCTGTCCAGTATTGTTGTGGCAAAGCATAGATTGTATTAATCACGTCTTTGTACTGAACGTTGTTGGCACCGACAGTGTTTGCGTTGGTGGTGATCTGGTCATAAGTAGCCAAGCTGTGCAGGCCGCTTGTAGAACCAGTGCCGGAGGTGCCAAAAGCAGCCACGGAGGTAGTGCCACCAGCATAAGTTGCATTTGCACCGGGGTACTGATTCAGACCACGCAAACCATCAGCGCCGCCAGTGGTAACGGTAGTGCCGCTGCCAGACTGGTCATTGTTGGAAATCATGGATTGGGCTTCAGACTGAGCGAACTCAGCCAGCATATCGTCAACCACATTTGCTTCCAGACCGTCAATGTCGTCCAAAGCCGCAGTACGGATTGGGAACTGAACGTTAATGTCTTTCAGTACGATTTGCCAAATGCTGGTGTCTTCAGTTGTGGGTGTGCCGTTGTTTTGAACAGCATATCCCCACTGGGTTCCTGCGTTGCCCTGTTTCACCCTAAATTGGTACGAAGAACCATCGGTAGCCACTGTGCGAGACAGGCCACGCATTTGGTTACCCAGACGCAGAGCGACAAACACAGGGTCATAAGCAGTACGACCACCTTTACCGTCACCACCAGCAGTCAGCGCAGAGGCTTCAGCCATGTAAGCAACGTATTGGTCAACGCTTTCAAACATTTTCAGTTCTTTTTCGCCGCGACCAGATTTGTAATAGCTGGACAGTTGCTCACGCACAGCACGGTTGACATCGCCGCGAACGGTCTTGGCAATCTTGATTACGGGGGCAGCTTGAACGGAGGCAACTTTGGCTTCCAGAGCAGCAACCATTTCTTGCATCTCAGCTTTGACAGCTTCAACGGCAGCGGGGATTTTGGCTTCTACAGCCGACACAGCTTCAGCTTGTTTAGCTTCAATTGCATCCAATTTTTCCAGAATAACTTGGGACATGATTAACCTTTAAGACGTTTTTCAAGAGAGCGCATCAATTCACGTTGCTCAAGAGCCGCGAGAACTTCAGCATGGGTGGTCGCTTCCACGTCAGATTCACTCCGAAGTGTCGCATTTTCATTGGGCACCAAAACAGCATCACGCTGCTCCAATACCTTCTTGAAAGTTGACGCGGCAGCGACCGCATCACTCTTGGAAAGTCCGGCATCCCGCAGGGCTTGTTCCATGATTTTCAAATCTGCCGTACCGTCTGCCCGGAAGTATTCCAGCTTGCTGACGTTGGCGTTTGGGTTGTTGGGGTACATCACCACGGAGACTTCGCGGAGTCCACCTTTGGTAATTTGGAAATATGCTTCATCAGACTGGTCTGGTTCGCCATCGGCGTTAACCATTTGATATTCTTCAGCATACGCACCAACAGAAACACCGCCAAACATCGTGGGCGACTCTTGCATGATGGTATAAATATCTTTGCCAGCGGAAGTATTGGTGTAAATGCGACCTTCAGCAGTCATACATTCATCAGTCATCTCAAAGGATGTCCATTCACCAATAGGAGCAGCGTCTGAATTGTGATTCATGAACATCGGCAAAGGCTTGCCGCCCTTAGCGAATGCTTCTGCCCAATCCATGAAACCTTCAGGCTGGTAATTGAATTTGCGACCATCAGCGCCTTCACGAGCGCCCCAAGTGGTTACAGTTGCTTCAATCTTGCCGGTTGATTGGCCTTTGGCCTCGACTATCAGCCGAGCCTCGCAAACCATCATCAAATTTTTTGTCGTCATTGATTACCTCATCAACTTTTGTTCGGTCAATGTCGTGTATTGTGATGGATTTTTCCAAACGGGCTTTTTTCTGCCGTCCGAATATTTCTTGTATTTTAGCGTGCAAAATGATTATTTCCCAATATTCATTTTTCGCTTCTGATTTCCACCGCCGCCGCCCGTGTCTTGTGAGCTGGTTCCGGGGATTGGCTCAGAGCCTTTTGCATCCATCAATTCATCTTCCCCTTCAATCCGGGGCTTGCCGATATATTCACGGGCTTCATTTGGCGTAAGAATACCACCACTTACTCCAGCAGTCACAAAGTTCATTTGATCTAAAGGCGCCCCTTTGAGGAAATCAATAGTATCAAACTCAATGCTCAAGTTGGGGTAGCCCTGAAACAGGCTTTGCTTCATCTTTTGCTGAATGTTCACAATTGTAGGGTACATACAGGATTTGTAAAACTCGTCCAGCACTGTTTGGGTGTTGTTAAATTTGCCACCTTCAGCAATGCCCAGCATTTCATGGGGAACGCCAAACAAAGCGCAAATACGCTTCATGGTCTGGTCTTTCAGCTTGGCAGCGTCTGTATCTTGCAAGGTGAGCATCTTCAAAGGCTCGTATTTCATGCCCTGATCTAACAACATACCTTGACCGGGTTTGCTTGGGTCTGACTGGCGAGAGCCAACCATGCTTGACCATGCTTCCTTCAATCGAGCAGCAATTTCCTTGTATTTGGCATCAGGAATCACGCTTTCAGTCGTAAACATACCGGAAGGCTTGGCACCGTTTTGCATGACGTAGTTGGCGTACAGGTCAATATCTTGGTCAAGAGTTACCAGTTCAGCAGCCAAAATGCCTTTATTGAAACCGGCAGAACCTTGCCATGCCATCTCTTTTACGTGCATGACCTGATGCGCTCCAAGTGGTTCATCCCGGCTAAAACCATAAGATGGAGTAGACAGGCGATAACTTGGGTAACGTGTTGGCGTGATGGTCACCGCAATAAGCGTACTGTCCAGCATATACATTTCCAATGGCGTTTCCATTGAATTCTTTTGATCTTTGCGCCACCACAGGGTGAACGCCTCGCCAGACAATTCGTACCACATCAGCCATTGATACCAGAACTCGTAAGTTGACTGGAAATGATTTGGCTGGGCAAGAAGGGCAGCAACTTGTTTAGCTTTGGCTTTATCACGAATGCCCACATCAGGCGACTGAATAGCGTCCACATACTTGCCATCGTCTCCTTTGCTCATAATCTTAATGGGCAGTTGAGACAATGCGCGTGCCTTTGTAGCCACGCAAGACATAATGGTGGAATTGCGCGTGAGCAACGACATATCCACAGGACGACCAGCACTATTGGTTGCCGCTGTGGTTACGTAAAGAATCTGGGTATTTACCGTTGGGCGTTGGTTTTGGCCCTGATAAACGATGTTATTTCCCAGCGCAGTCTGGCCGAAAAGTGTATTGGATTCGGTGGAAACCTGTTCTTTTCGTTTGAAAATGTCAAGAAGTGCCATGATTTTCCTCAGAATGTAAGCAAATCAAATGAATTATTCATGTTTTGCAAAGTCTTGATGATACTTGATTCTAGCTTCATGCGCGGAAATTTTTGCAGCTTCAAGTTCAGAAAATGAGCCAATATGTTTTAATTTTCCATCAACTGACAATGCAACTTTCCATTTTTTTGATGTTTTATGCCAGAAAACATTTTTATAACCGCTTGTGTTATTTTTTGGAATTTTTTGATTTCTGCAATTTTCAGATCGTGTTGCTGGTCTTAAATTTTCAATTTTATTATTGCCTCTATTGCCATCTATGTGGTCAATAATGTGAGGAACATAACCATGTTGCATCATAAATATGATTCTATGAACATAGTAGTGTTTGTATTGAAAAGGAACTATCAAATAGCCTCTTCCACTTTCAACACCAACTTTTGCGCCAATTTTTACGCAAGCTGCTGTTTTTTCTTTCCAATACAACAAACCATCATCGTATAAAAAAACACGATGCAATACATCAATGCCTGGGATAGAATTACGTTTGTCCATTTCAATTCCTTATAAATTGTTGTGGTAAAGGCAGTATGGGTTGCAGCCCGTATTGCCTTTTTTTATTTTACATTAAAAAGTACGAAAACCAAAGCCGCCTAATGTTGCGTTATCTAAAGAACAATGCATTGCAATAATAAGAGAAATGACGCCATCAACTTTTGCCGCTTTGTCTGCTTCATTCTTACGAACCTTCACATTTCCATTCACATCTTCATAAACTTCACAGTTTCCAAGCTGCCAGCCGACAAACGGATTCCCATCGTGTTTGATGCTGTAATTAAGCAAAAGTTTCTCTATGTGCTTGCTAGGATTGCTTAAAACCGCCATTCCTTGGCCTACTTTCTTTACCGGCAACCCAGCATCATGCAACCGTGCAACAAGGCTTGCAGCGTTGTATGCGTCAAAGCCAATCTCTTTAATATCGTAAATTTCAGCCTGTTTAATAATGTAATCGGAGATTTCCCGGTCATCCATTACGTTGCCTTCAGTGATATGCAAAATGCCAGAACGCCGCGCTACGTCAAAGATGTCTGCGTAATGTTTGGGGATTAAGTCAAACCCGTCTTGTGGCAAAAAGAACTTAAATTCAGCCTCATAGTCATTATCAGAGAATCGTTTTAAAGTGCAAACAGCGTTTAAATCTCGCGTTGCCGCCAAGTCAAAGCCCATAAAAACAGCTTCAGGCTCTCTTTTTTCCACAAGATTGCATTTCTCATCATCCCAGAAAGCACGGTCAAGCCAAGCAGAATTGGCGCTTACATACAGATTCAGGGTTTTACAAAGGAACTCGTTTAATGCCGCTGGCTTATGTTTGGCTTCTTCTGCGCGTTGCACAATGGCGTCCTCAAAAACGCTGATTCCGTGCATCGGGTTCGCCTTGGCCCATGTTGCCGGGTCACGCCAGTCATCACCGGGGTCTAAGCTGTACAACAATCCAAACCAATGCGGGTTATCCGTGGCCTCGCCCGTTAGCATGGTTTGAAGCATTGTCATGTCTTCATAGAACTTTGTTTCTTTGGTGAAACTGGCAGTTGTAATGTAGACGCGCAAGGGATTTTGCCGGGCAACCATACCCGAATGGAGAACTTCGATTGAATTCCTGTCCACAATCTGGGCTGCTTCATCAATGATGGCGCAAGAGGGATTTAAACCGTCACCAGTCTTTTTGGTGTCCCGGCTCAAGGCTTTAAACATTGATTGGGCATCTGAAGCCTTGGTAATCTGATGGCGACCTGTACTATAGAGAGCCGCAATATCTGTTGGCATAGCGTCAATAAAGCCAATGGCTGCTGCAAACACAATTCCAGCTTGTTCGCGGGTTGTTGCCAATGAATAGACCTCAGAGCCAGCTTCACCAAACACCAACTCATAAAGTGCAATTGCAGCCGTTAGTGTTGACTTTCCAGCCTTACGGGGAATGTAAATAATTACATCCGTGACCATCCGTTTTGACAAATCCTTCTTGCTGCGGAATCCATAAATGGCGCAAATAATGAAGATTTGGAATGGCTGAAGTATTAAGGGTTTACCCGCATCAGGGCCTTTTGTATGCTTGAGCGTGCCAATGAAGTTTAAAACGTGCTGGGCGTATTTAGCATGGAATTCGTAAGCCCATGTTCTGTCTTCCAGTTGGTTAAGGAAACGCTGACAGGCAAGCCTGACATTACGGCAAACAAGGATTTCTCCACGGACTACCTGCACCGCATACAAAACGCCATCTTCAAATTTCATGGGCCAGCCAGCAAGTCTGCATATTTGCCGCCTTCTACTTTGTTAGTGGCTAACCGTCCGCGAGGTGTCAGGCCAAGTTCGTTCATCAAAATAATGGCACGGGCCAATGCTTTGTCCCCGGCTGTCAGGTAAGGATTCGGGCCAACGTTTGCGCCATTATTGAATTTCACCACGATGCCGTCTTCTTGAATGCCTTTGCAACATTGAACAAAAATGTCCAACTGCATAGCCAAAGCCGCCAAGATGTGTTTGTCCTGATTTGAGCCGATTCCATACGTTTCCCAAAGGAACTCGCTAGTTTCGCTTACAAAAGTATCTCTGTCCCAAGCGTCAGGGTTGTCTAGCCATTCAGCCTTGGGCACTCGCTGACGTACTTTTTCAGGCAATGGCTTGGCTTTATGCGAAGCGATAGTTCCATGCACGATGTGCAATTCTGCTGGCAGTCTGTTGTTCATTTTT